CGCGGGGAGGAGATGGCACCTATAACATCTTCGCGGATAAGTGTATCTACTGCAAGTCCAGCCTGCTCGCCCAACACATTGGAGAACTCGGAGATAATCGGGTCATACGCGGTCATCTCAAGCTCGTCCGTGTGCTGGAGGTACGAACCATAGAACGCAGGTGTAGCGGTAACGGCCGTCACAGAGGTGCTATCGCTGTCAGGAGTCACGCCTTCGGTTAGAGCGGATGGGCCACTATCATCTACGGAAATGGCTGCGTACTTACGCCATTCAAGCAATCCGTAACCAGTGACATTGGCCCGCTCTCCCCAGCGGCCATGAATCAAGCGAGGCACTGCACGCATCAGCAGTCGTCGTAGATATTGGGTTTTTACTGTATCACTCAGAGTAGTTTGTGTCTGAGTAGCCATATCTGTTTACCTCATTCTGTTTTTATTTTGGCAGTTGGTCGGGCGAAATTTGCCCTCTCTCTGCCTTTTTGTACATGGAATCCCATTCCTCGTAAGGAATGTCATTCCATCTACGTTGTCCCGGATTCGAGCCTTGCGGCACCGCATTGGTGACCACTGGTGGCTGTATCCGGCCTGTATTCACAGGGGGCGCTTCTTCTGAGGGCGGTGCTGACTGCACTTGCTGCCGCATCGCCCGCATCCGGGCATTCGTGTACCTTAGCGCCGAGTGTTGCATATTCTCGATAGACGAGTTATCCAACTCTGCGACAGGAACACCCATTTGCCCGTAATACGCACGCCACTGCTGCATCGCATCCGCATATTCCATCCTATAAGACATCTCCGAGGCTTGGCTCTGCGCTTCCTCTGCCCTTTGCCGGTAGAGGTCGCGCTCGTAAACCACACGCTCAGAATCGCTCATGTCAGACATCTGCACCTGCTCTATCGTAGAGCTGAGTTCCTCCCGCTCTTGCGCCCACTGGGACTCTCGTTCCCTAAGTGCGCGGTCAGAAGCAGAAAGCTGGCTCCGCATACGATTGAGCTGTTGCTGTGCCTGCTTAAGCTGGACTTGCGTTTGCGCCGCTTGAGCGGCTGGGTCAGGCTGCTGCTCTTGGGTTGGGCCGGTGCTATTTTGCGCCGGGGAGGCCCCGGGGGATGCTCCCGGTTTCCCGGCAGGATTACCCCCCTCTGACTGTGCTCCCCGCGGGGCCATGTAGTTGACACCATGGGCAGGACTCTCAGAGGTTTGCTGAGTGTGACCTTCTGTAGGCATATTGCCCTCCTATTAGGTTGTTAAACCCCCTGTTCATATAATGAACATTATACAAGAAATGTTCATGTTAGGCAAGCCATGCGCCCCTTTCAAGCTTCCCGACATCTGCCGGGTCATACCCTTCCTCCACCTGCCATAACCACTTGGATTCCTGTTCACTACCCGCTCTTGACTGCGCCTTAGCCTCTGCCAACTTGCGAAGGCGCTCTATAAAATCTTCGTAGCTCAAATAAGGATTTACTCTGTTTTTCAATACCCGCAGATATTTTTCTACTTCAGCACTGATTGTGCCTGACAATATCTCATTTAAGGCAAGAGACGAAATTTGAATAGTTGGCCAGGGCATAGGTCCCCTTGCAGAGGGTGTTTTCTGCAATTGTTCAATGGTTACGCCCTTATAATCGCTTCTAAGGAAGCCAGGACCCACCGCATAATGATACATATCATCGCTTGACATACCCATGCTGCCGACACCAGAAACACCACCGGAGGTACTTACAGGCGCCTTGACACCCTCGACTACCCCATATATACGCTCATATTCCTGCGAATCGTAGTACTTCTGCCATATCGGGTAGTCTCTCCCGAAATCTTTAGCCAGGTCACCTGAAAGCCAACCAGCTTTAAGCCGTGCATAGTCATCAGGAAACTCTTCCCGCCATTCTTCTTGTGCTCTACTACTCATTTCCCCGTAGCGCCTGTTCTCGCCCGCCCAATCCGGGCCAAAATACATTTCCCGGTATGCCTCGAATTCTTTATTAAACCCTTCCGCCTCCACCCATTCGTCGAGCTGCGCCCGGGTTGGCTTATCCAACTCCAACTCCTGCACTGCGTCATCAAAAGCCATATGAAACCTTTTCCAGAAATCATCAGACCAAAATTGCCACAACCCCCTGTCGGCCGCCGATTTCCTGGATGGGTCCAGGAAATCCCTGAGAGCATCCCGCATATCGGTGTCAAGCGCATCGAAAAGAGCAGTCTTCTTGGGGCCAGCCCACCCGTACTTCATATAGATATCGTCAGCCTCGTCCTCTCTAGGCGTATTACCCTGCATTCGTATCTCATCAATTTCCAGCGTCTCCCGCCCATAGAAGTGCATTTGAATGGTCTCGTCGTCCCACTTATCCGGATACGCTTCTTGTACCCACTCCACCACCTTCTCGCCAGGAACCCCGTTTGGATACCGCAGTTTGTAGTCCTCTTCTCTCTGGTCCCTCAACATACCAGAGGAATCTCCCAGGTAATCCCAGAAAGCACTCCAATAGTTGTCCCTTACCACCCGGTTCATCGCATCATACAAGTCATCATTTTCCTTATCCCACGCATTCCACTGCTCTCCATTCGCCATTGACAGTAGCAGCTGCCGTGCCTTCGGCCGTGGTCCATACAATTCAGTGAATTTGTTGGTTGTTTCCCCCGTTTTCTCGTCTGTCACATCTAAGTTCAATTTCTCACCCGCCAGGTCCTCCAACAATAGGCCTATTAGGCTATATGCCCGCTCGGGCAACAACATCTCCCATTCTTGCACTGCCAGCTGATAGTTATCCCAGCTTTCATGTAGCGCCTTATCCCACTGCGGCCGCGTTTCCCCCAACAGGTTCATCCATTTATCAACAACGTATTTCCTAATAGTGTCATCATGCTTGTTGTAAGGGCCCCAATCAATGGTTACACCGGGAAACTTTTGAGCAATTTCCTCTTTCGCCTCTGTATATGTATCATAAATAGGCTTCCGCACTTCATAGGGGGTGCCTACAGCAAGTCCCGCCAATTCCAGCTCAACCATACGACGCGCACCGGCAGTGGCCGCTATTTGCCCCGCGTGCGCCTGTTGCTGTGAGAGCTGTTCCTGTACAGCAGCCCACCGCTCCGCCCCATATAGCTGTTTGCCTTCCTCATCCGACACATGACTAATAGTGCTATACAACCCATACGCCATACCCTCTGCTGTGTTATAACGATAATCCTTATAAAACTCCTCTACTCCCGCATCCCGCGCAATCTCCCGCCTAAGCTTAGTAGCATGGTCCCTAGCCGCGTAAAGCTCTTCTTCACCTTGAGGATATTCTTTACCGTATATACCGGTAAAATAACCAATCATCCGTGCATACTGCTCGCTCTTCTCAAGGTCTTTGCGAGCCTTGTCATACCGTTCACCAGCACGCGTTGCAATGGCTACCATAGCTTCATCTACCAGTTGCTCCTTCGCAAAGTCGTCCAGGGCAGCCATCTCGTTCTGCAAATTAACCAGCAACTGCCGCTCAATCAAAAAGTCTTTCCATGATACTTCTGGCGTCCACCCTAATTCGGGGTCAAAGTTTGTACTCATAATGTCATTGACCTTTTTTATAGCCCACCGCTGTGTATAGGGCGGCACCAAATCCAGTTGCCCGAACCATGAGCGACGCGGGAATTCTTCGTTCCCTATTAAATTCAAGGGTTCCCAGGTCAATGGCGCATGAATCCATGGAGCAAGATGGAAGCCCGCCCTTGGCCCCTGCGCCAGCAAATAGGTCACGGCCTGCTGCATGGGATGTGCCTCTGGGTCCGGGTCTTCATAGGAAACACTACGGTAATTAGGAATAGCTTGAGTATATGACAGTGCCGCCAAAGGGTTAAACCACCAATTACTCTTACCCAACTGGAAGTGCCCCCGGAATCTTGGCAGCTGCTCACCCTTAGTCGTTATGGCGCCCACATCATACGACAACCTCTCGGACATATTCTGAAGTTTTGCCGTAGTCGCCAGAATTTCAGGGTTAGTCGCAAGCGTCCTAGACCAGAACTTGAGCGAGCGAGTAGGAAATACCCAGAACGGGAAGAGCCATTTCATCATCTGGTCAATGTTCGCCTGGGATGCATAATCAATCATTATGTCGCCAGTACGGTCCACCGCGCCTTGTACAGGAGAAAGCCTTTGCTCTGGCAAAAATCTCTGGAAGGCCGTGTAAAAGGGATTACTCGAGGTTTTATAGAAACCAGGCGCAAGCTCCTCCAGCTGGGCAGGCGTTATCTTCCCCTTCATACGCTCCACCAGAGGCAGGGCCTCTCGTGTCAGAGTCTTCCCCCACCTTACCGGTTCCCGCTCTAACGTCTTCCGCCACTCTGCCCACCTAGCCCGATAAGCCTCGCCAGACCCAGGACCAAAATTACCTTCCACCAGTTGGACCGCTTCCTCTAGGCCGTCTGCCGTCATGCCATCGAAAGCATCCAGGTCCCCAAAGTCTTTCCCCGACCATTGTGTAACAGCCACCTCAAAATTGCGGTCCGCAATAGCTAAGGGGTCATCAACAGTATTGCCTACAGGGACATCCGGTATCCCCAGGGTACCAATGAAAGCGGTGTCGTCCGTTGTCCCAAACATAGCAGTATTCCTAATAGCATGTAAAGAAGGAATGTGCTCTTGCTCCACGAAACTCATGAGCCAGTCCCGCGCCGCTTTATCTACTGGCAACACATCTCCAAGCGTGCCACCTTTGCCAAGCATAATTCTCCGCCACATTTTTATCATAGCCTGGCCCGCCTTAAGCTGGCGTTGTGCGAGAGTCCTGGCATCCTCAGCTGAAAAGCCTGCTGCGCCCGCCACGGGGGGACCAGAGATGCAGGGGAATGAACAAGGGGTATTCCATCTCCCCAGCATGTGACCAGAGTTTTTCTTAAATGCCTTGCTAAGCTCAAAACCCTTATCGATTACCCCTTGCCGCTCAAGAATAAGTTCATCTATGAACCGTTGTGGCACAGGTGTGTCCAAAGTATATTGCACAGGCTTTGCGGAAAATATCTTCCACGCATCAGGAAAGTGGTC